GCCAAGTCTATCTATCTCTTCAACCAGTAGATTTTGGTTGGGCGGGTCGGTACACTTTACGGGTGTTACCTCCTTTCTTACCACCGTTTGCCGGTGCGTCGGCTCCGGCGGGCTGTACGTCACTCTGACGCTTGGGCCTGCCATCGCTTGTCGCGGGTGGTCTTCTCGGACTTGGCTCCGAGGGTTTGCTCTTTGGTTTGCGGGTTCTGGTTGTCCTGCGTTTCTTCTCTTCGTCTTGGGGGGGTGTGTCGGGCTTGGGCTCCGGCACAGCAACAGGGCTTGCTTCAGCGACAACATCTCCGTCAACAATGACGAGAGTATCGCTCGGCTTCGGAGGTCGTGGTTCAGCACATAAGGGAGCACACAACAGTTCGCTAGTGGTTCGGACCGATTTGATCCAGCCACTAAACGTGTCAAGGTCAAATTCTGGAAACTGGCAGAGAAACTCTGCGTCCATCCATCCATTACCATTGACGTTGGGGAACTGTACGGTGGGGTCGAATTGCGACCACCAACTTGCGATGCCAAACTCCGTTCGTCGTGCCTCCATCGGCGAGGTTTCAACTGCTTTGCGGCAGAAGTCTCCAATGACAGGAGTGTTTGCGTCGGTTGCGACGTATCCCATAGCTTTCTCCACCAATTTAGCCTCAGGCGTGACATTATCAGGCATGCGCGTTGTAGTGTGCAACTTTCCGAGTTGACGCCTGACATCGCACATACTGTCAAGACAACCATGCCAGACCTCAGGTGAATAAAAGCGAGCCAAGAAGTTGACTCCTCGAAACCCTCTGCGTACAACGCATGCTTCAAGAAGAAGTCCAACCCGTTTGGCTGCCCACTGGTGGCATGAGATTGGGAGGTCAGCGTCGAGTCCATCATCACCAAGATGGATTCCGAGGGCGTCAAAGGCCAGTCTGTGGCTTGTTGCGCTTGGTTTGGTCCTGTACTTATTTCTGAAGCCAAGATATGCTGTGAAAGCAGCTCGAAGAGTTTGGCTAACGCTAGTAGCGGAACATCCAGATCCATGTGCGGACCCTTGGTCGAACGTCGTCCCCTTTGGGAGGACTCCGTAGTTATCTGCATTGTGTTTGAAGAGTTCATTCAAGACGGGTTTATGGTTGGGGAAAGCCTTCATGAAGATTGCCTGGTCAACTTTACGCAATAAATACGTAATTGTACCGTCCATACGATGATAGTCGGATATGTCTACCTCGGCATCGGCGTGCTCGCAAATCTGTGCAACGCGCGTCGCGATCTCCACGGGTGTTTTACCTGGGCCATACCATTCAAATTGCTTCAGATGGCCAGCTAACGAAACGGCAAACTGTGCCATCGACAACTTGTCCCGATCATTGTATGTTGAGATGTTGCGCGGGTCCTTCGGACCGTTGTAAACCTCAGCCTTAATGAAACATTTAAGGACATGTCGAACATTCGAACCCGCAACAAACGCCCTGTTCAGGGATTGCTGCTGCTGTGCCCGTCTCTGTCTACGATCTATCTCCTCCACTGGAGCAGGTTCAAGGGTCACGCCACCCATGACTTCAGCCGAAAACTCTTCAATGCATTTCAATACGAAAGGGTCGAGTTTCGGTTCAGGTTTCTTAAGCCCATCAATCCTACCTTGCACACACTTTCGCTCTGCAGCGGCGTTAGGAACAACCGCGTAAGCTTCGTGCACAAGGGGTGACATAAATGCGTCAATCTTTGGTTTTTCATCCTGAAAATACGAATTAAGTTCGAAAGCGTAAGCTCGTACAGCCTGTTCGACAGGAAAAACCGTTCTCACCTTCACTGGTCCAGTTACCCTATGGTACTCAGTGAGGACGACGGCGGCTTCCCTATCATCATGCGCCAACCACGATAAAGTGGTCGGCAGCTGTAGCTTAGTGGTGCCTATACGTGCTACCGTTGCGATCGCTTCGTCCGCCGTAGCATTGACGGTGGCGCACAGCAGATTGCCTGGTCTAGCAGTGGTTACCTGCGTGCCTTTCCCCGTTTGTATCTTAAACCTGACAAATTTGGTTCCGTCGCCCGCCCGTACAATAGGGTCGAAGCGATCTAGAACTTTTCCGTCTAGCATAAAGTAAGCGAGGATCGCAGATAGGCTCCAAAATTTCCGAATGGGGCTGAGAAGAATGAGCTGCCGACTATAGCCAACTTGCCGCCTCTCGACGGCATACGTGGTGACCTCAATTGGTATCTTCAGAAATGTTTTAACTACTTTCAATGAATCACCAGCGTAGTCCCATAAGTGGTGTCGATAACTACCTCCCCCCGAGATGGTTGTTTCCAGCTCGCCATTTTCATTAAAGGTGAAAGAGGTGTTATCTAGACCACAGGACGCTGCATCTTCTGGTACGACCCCATACAGCAACACGGGTTTGGCTCGACGAAGGAAGTAGGGCATATCCACGTAGTAATCAACATCACACATGTATATTAAGTCATCATCCTTCGGAGCATCCTCCCTAAGCTGTACATTCGTATCCTTAACCCAGTGCCATCTTCTCATTCCACGTAGGCCATGCTTTTGATCGGACCTTGACATCTCCACAGAATATACTTCTACTCCGAGGTTTGATGCCATATCACGAGCTAGCAAGGTGGCTGAGGACCGCTTAGCGGCGGCACTGGGGTGGGTGTGTCCCTCCACCAGATGTGGTGGGGGCAACACGGCGCGAGCAAATGCGTCTCGACAGAGCTCGGATTCAACATCAGGAGCTCCGGAGCACGCATTGAGAAGGACGGATAGTCGCGTATGCCAGTCCTTCTTTAGCACGACAATAACCGTTCCTACAAGAATCAGTTCAACACCAAACAATAGCATTGGTCGTGCACGGGGGTGATTAGCCAACCG